AATAAAACAGGTTACTTTTATAGAGTGATCTTTACATATCTCCATAACACTTTCAGCAAAATGATTTTCACTTCCCGTTACTGGAAGAAGTACTCGTAACTCTTTATCTTTGCCGTATTTATTTATTAACTCAAGCATCCCCTCATCAACGCATACGTCTTGAAAAGATATTACCGCAATATTCATTGTGCTCCTAGAGTTGAGTTAGCCGATTTGGTGCCTTAACAATTACTGGTTTATTAAGATACATTCCAATTGCTAGCGAGACAAATGTTGCAGCAGGAACTAGTACAAAGAAATCATAATACAAATCCATTTGCGCCCAAAGACCTAAGAAACTTAGGGGCAATGCAAAGTATTTATTTAGAGTTGGCTTAGTAATAAAGCCAGAGATAAATAGATCTAGAAATTCAATTACGTAAGTAACTGCCATTCCTGTGAGTAGTACTGGGATAACTATATCTGTAGTCATAGCCCAAGATCCTACACCGTAGTGGTGGTGTACTCCACTCCGTCATAGGTGCGTAATCTCCAGAAGGCGTTCTGGGGTACCCAATCATTCATAGTCTTACCCAACCTAGGAATCTTCTTAGGTTTATTTGGATACAAATGGGTATAAGAAGCATCCTCAGTTCCTTCCCAAACCGCTCCAAACTCTGAAGGCAATGACCCATCAAAGTAATCTGTGGCTATCTGAGATTGTTCAAACTGAATCAAATCAAAATAAAGGGTTCCAGCGGTGGTCCCATAAAAAGACACCTTGGCATAAGAAGCGGTTGATGCGGAATCTGTTAATCCAGTTAAAGTAAAATTTGCAAAAGATGTGGTTACAGAGATAACTTCAGTTACCGTTTCTACAACAGCATCAGCATCATTATAAAAAGTAATTTTTAAATTTGCAGATAAAGCGGCCAACGCTTTTATGGATGCAGATACTGTGTAATATTTTCCAGTAGTAATAGGTATCTCATAGTTAGTAGTAATACTCCATGGGTTTGTTACTACAAATTTACCACTGTACTCTCCCGAATATCCATATGTTGGAACACTAGAGTCTTGCGTAAAGGTTGCCCCACTTAATGCCCACGTACTTGAGTTGACTTCAAATGATGGGTTTTTAATATAGTTTGTTTTTGAAGGAAGTAAAAACACATCAATAGCACGTGCTTCATCGTAAACAACAGCAGCCCCCGTTTGCATACAAACTTGATCTATATAATAAGTACCAGCAGCACTGTAATCAATTGAAATTCCTGCATAACTAGAGTCTGCATCAGACGTTGCAGTTTTGCTTGCAGATTTCCACGTATTATTAGCAGCAACAGCAGTAGAACTTTTTGCTGCAGATGTAGGTTGTCCATCTTTATCGTAAAATGTAACTGATAAAGTTATATTTCCTGCACTTGCTGGAGATTTTAATTTACAAGAAACAGTGTACTCAGTGTTTGGTAATACTGGAACACCCTGTGTAATTACATCGCCACCTCCCACAACTGCAATAACTGAACCATTAAGAGCAGAAGCGTTATAAGAAGTAGTTGCAACTGTTGTTACATTAAACTGATTACTTGCTGGAACAGTAGTAATAGAATATGTTCCATTAAAATCTGACGTTAATCCTGAAAGAGTAACTGTTTGCCCTACTGAATACCCGTGGTTTGCAACAGCAACTTGAAGGACTGTTGTGCTTGCGTTTCTTTGTAAACCAGTTACTGTTTTTGCGGTTGGGTTTGCATAACCCAAAGCCATACTGCCTGCGGCTGATGCAACTATCTTTCCAGTTTTTGTTGTGTCAATTTGGTTTGTATTTGAGTCAGGAACTTGTTCAGTGCTAGAGGTTAGCACTGCGTTACTAACAATCCAATTTCCAACTCCTCCATAAAAAGTAGAGTCTTGAACTGTTAGTAATAAGTTTTCAGAAACAGTAATTGTTGGTTCAAATCCAGTCAATGTTTCAGCATATGTTTCAATACCGTTTTGAGTTCCTTTATGAGTATACATATAAAGGGCTTCACGAACTAATCTCTTTTGATTTTTAATTGGCAAAGCAGACTCTGAAAGTAATCCGTAGTTTGTAACTTCTGCTGGTATTAATTCAAAAGGAGTTTCTAACCCCGTATGTCTTGGCTTTAATAGATCAATCAAAGTGTATAATTCTTCTTGAGCAAAAGTTAATCCCGACATAAATTTATAAAGGTCAGAATCTGCATCAACTGCTCCTAAAGATTCTTGAGATTTGCTTGTAAACACTCTTGGAAGAGTTGCCATAAACTTATTTTGTATACCGTGGTCTGACGGAACAATTGCTGTTATAGAACCAGCAACTTTCCAAACTAATGTTTCAGTAAACAAAAACATTCTATAATAAACTTGTCTACCAGGAACTAAGGGTATATCTGTTGGGTTTTCTTCTCCATCAATAATTGATGTTCTACTAACAGTTCCTTCTGTTGCAAATTCATCATAAATAATTACGCCGTCTTCAGAAGTTTCGGAAAATCCCGCTTGGTTTCTAACCAACCTAATTCTAGTAAAATTTCCTCTAGGTGTTTGCCATCTAACTAATACTTTTGCAAAAGATGAAACTGTTTCAAGTTCAGTTGCCAATATCGACATTGGCTGAACAGAGAATCTAAGATTAACAAAAGACCCATAACTAGATGAGCCGTAATAATTTACGCCATATTTTGCCACTAGGGAATCCCCTTAACAGCCAGAAAGCAAGAACTGACTAAAGTTATCTGATTGAGTATTTGCTGGAGCCCAAGATGCACTTGAGCCATTAGTTGTTAAATAGTAACCGTTATTTCCAGTTTGAGATGGCAAGGCATTTATAGTTGTCCAAGAAGTTGCATAATCACTACCAGATGATTTAGTTAATACTTGACCTGTAGATCCACCAACAGGGACTGCTCCCCAGACATCTGTTAACCCGTACTCAATGTTAGTAATTCTATCTTTTAAAGTATTCCAAGCAGTGGTTACGGTGTCATAGTTACCTACACCACCAGAGCCTGTCTTTATATTAGTTCCGAGGTTAGCCTGTATAGAGTTTACTTCTTCTTGAAGGCTATTAACGTGTTCGGCCAGAACGGTATCAGTAAAGTCAACCTTTGTACTAAAGGACTTTACCGATGCTGGATATGATGCTGTCACTTAATTTCCTCTCAGACCTAACGGTCTATTTTCTCTTGTTTGCCCCTTATTTACTGTCTTAACTACCTACCCATTGGTTGTATGGGTATGCCCACCCGTAGTTCTTGTTGCTAAAGTAGACTTTAAAGTACTTACTGTGCTTTCTAAAGTAGTTATCTTTCCTTCGGCTGTCGTCATTCTTGTTTCTAAACTTTTTATTTTATTGGCTAAAACCATAAAGGTAGCGGTTAAGTCTACTTCTGTAGTTCCATCAGATTTTTTGGCAGTTATTACATGTGCCGATAATCCCGTTAGAGAGGTTGTATTAGCCAGGGGTTTAATAAATATCTTTTTATTTTTACCCTGGTTTTTACCAAATGATCCAATCCAAATAGGGTAGTTTAAACTACCGCCAATAAATTGAATCCAAACACCTTGACCTATAACAGGAACGTCAACACTTAAATTAGATGGCTCTACAGAATCAATCCAATCTGTTATTTCTGTTCCTGTAAGTTGTGGAATAGAAACTTTTAGACGTTTTTGATTTTTTGGATCCCTATTGTTTTTAACAACACCCCTATATATTCCAAAGTACAGATTATCTGTATTCATTAAATCTCACTAAGGTTTACGTTTTCTTCTAAGAAACGGAATATTTCATCAGGTTGTCCTACTAGCGTTGTTAAAGAAGATCCTGCTCCAAATTCAAAAAGAGCAGTAACTGTTACGGTTTCTATACCTGGTGCTTGTTGAACTACAAACTCAATATCTCTAGGATAAATCCTGTCTTCAAACGCCATGTTTACATAACCAAACCCTGTAAGCAAAGCATTCTTTATGTTTTCTTCTGCTTCGTCAGTTGTGTAAGTTTCTAATTTTGTGTACTGCATAGTAACAACTGCGTCAACATATGTAGGAGGTTGAATTGTTACGGTGGTTCCAATCAAAACCTTGTCAGCAAGATACTCGGATACATCTTGTTCAAGTCGATCAAACTCCGCCGTTGGGTCTTCATTATCGTCTAATCCAGGAGCAACGTCGGTATCTTGCGCTGTTCTAGTTGGAGCAAGGTATAGAGTTACTGATGTCCAAACATTTGCAGTTGCATTTGCTTTTCCTACCCCACTTACCGAAACCGCAAGATCAGCAAAATCTTTTAATGTTACGGCTCTATTTCCTGAACGCAGAGATGATGGAGCAGCAATACGAATCTGTTCATTACTTTCAGGATCTGAACCACCTAATCCAACAGCATCGTTTGTTAAAGTAATTGCACCTTGAATTGCGGTTGTTTCACCTTCTGATAACCCAGGAAGATAATCAATACTATCTAAAGTACTGGCTGATATATTTCCAATAGATCCTCCACCAACAGTGTACCTAACTCTAATTTCTGAGTAGTTTGTAGGAATTGCTCCCGATACACCGTCACCAAAACTTATAGTAACAATATTGTCTGAGTCAGAAAAAACTGAGTAAACAAGGTTTGTTGGACCGTAATCTAACAAGTGTTGCACTTGTGTCCATTTAGAAAAGATGTCTCCATCTTGAACAAATACCTCAATTGTTCCATCAACTACTGGTGTCTCTCCAAGTTCAAAAGACATATTTGGAGTTCCATCTGCTGTTCCAACTAACTCTCCATATGTGGTTACATCTTCAGCAACAAGAATTACTGATTGTCCTTGTGTTGCTCCCACCGTATAGGTACCAGGAGTTTCTCCATCAATAGCAGGTACAACAGCCTCCGCATCAGTAGTAAAGTAAACAGTTTCGACAGTGTCTTCAATAACAACTGTTCCAGTTAGTACAGTTCCTGCAGGTATGGTTACCGCATCTTCTGATGTATTTGAAAAAATAACATCAACGGTTGCTGCTCTATAACCAGCGGGAGTATAACCATAAGTTAAAGCAATATTTAAAATGCTATCTCTTTGAGTAGCAGTTGCTAAGAAGGCTTCATTAGCGGTTCTATCAATATAGTAAGAGACTAAGTCTCCCATATATGCAAAAGCCTCAACTAAAGCAACACCAAAGTCTGCTGGGTCTGATGCGGTCCACTCAGGAATTCGATCTTGAATTCTAGAAATTAATGCTTCTCTAAGCGAATAGTAATCCCTACCAGTATAGTCAACTGATATTGGGATATTAGATACTGGGGCTATGGTCATAGCAACTCCTCATAGATTGGTTTAGTACCTTGAACAAGAACCAAGCCGACGGCGGTACTTACTACTTCATCGTTTGGTAAACCATAGGTAACTTGAACAGTTAAAACATTTGTATACATATCAATGGTTACATCTGTTTGTTGAAGAGTTAATAAATCTAATTGTTCAGCAAAGGCTCTTTCAACTTCTGTTTTAATTTCAACGGTTGCCTCAGTTTGTGAATTAAATAAAGAATAAGGAATTAAAGTTCCAAAGTTTGGTCGCATAACTCTTTCTCTTAAAGATGTTCCTAAAACAGATTTAACTCTATCAGACCAGATTTTTGACTGAGATTGAGTTGAAGCAACTCGACCATATGGGTCAATTAAAAAAGGTAAGGAGATTGCTTTTTGAGCCATTATTTTCCACTCCATTTTCTAGGGGTCGTTTTATATCCTGACAAACCTTCTGAAACCAATTTTCTGTTAGAGGTTAACTTGGTTGTACTTGGTTTACTTTTTGAGGTTTCTATCATATCATTTTGCAAATTTCTAGATGGAACAGCGCCAGCAAAAGATGGTCTAAAAGCACTTGGTTTGTTACCCCCTACACCATCTGTACAGCA